CCACGGCGCGCTCGCGACGCTTCTGCAGGGCACGGGCGTGGACGTTCTGATCTGCGGCGGCATCGGCGGCGGCGCACGCAACGCGCCTGCGCAGGCGGGGCGCACGCTCTACCGCGGGGCCCCCCCGCGCGCGGGCGCGGCGGGGGCGGCCCCAGCCGAAGAGGGCGCCAGCCGAGAAGGCGGCAGCCGTCAAATGGAAGCTATCAGCCAGAGAAGAGCAGCTCATAGCAGCGCTCGACCCGGTGCAGCACGATGGCGCGGCCGGCTGAGCGTCCAGCGTGCCCGGAGGCGCCGGCGTGGCTCGCCGGCAGCCTCCTGGCACGCTGGACAGAGCTGGCGCCAGTGTTCTGGCGCATGGGCACTCTGAGCGAGCTGGAAGTTCCGACCCTCGCCCGGTACATTCTGGCGGAGAACAATTACCTAAAGGTCTCCGACCAGCTGCAGACCGCGCTGAATAAGGGAGACTCGGAAGAGGTGGGCAAGTGGCTCACGGCTCAGGACAAGCTGATCAAGCAGATCCTCACCCTGGGCGAAGCCCTCGGGCTCACCGCCGAGAAGCGGAAGGCCATGGGCTGGACCCTTCCAGGATAACTGCATTGTGCAAAATGACGAATACTGACAGAGACCGGAGCGCACGACGCCGGAGTCCATCACCGCAGCAGCGGAAGGGCTCCGGCGTTTTTCGTTTCCGGCGGAGGCACGACATGAAGAACCCCTGCGACCGTAAGTGTCCGGACCGGACACCGGAATGTAAACCAACCTGCCCAAGGCGGGCGGCTTTTCTGGAGAGCCTGAAGCCGATGCAGGAACAGCGCCGGCGCGAGAGCCTTCTCGACGGCTACACCGTCGACGCGCTGAATGATAACCGGCGGCGCTACGGATGGAAGAACGGGAGGCCGAAGCTGTGAGTAAAACAAAAGAGCAGGTCTACCGGGAGCAGCTGCAGGCACTCGGGATTTATCACGAGATCTTAGAGCCGGAGATCAAAGCGCTCGCCAGGGTGGAGCGCGAATACACCCGGGCCCAGAAGGCCTGGAGCGCGTCAGCATCGCCGCCGGGATCCGCGCCGAGTTTCCTCGACCCGCACTATGCGATCGTCCAGAAGCTGCGGGCCGAAGGGCTCCAGCACCGGGAGGCACTGATGAGCATGGCAAAAACGCTGGCCAAGATTGCCGGCACTGCCGGCGGCGCCGGTCCAGATCAGGGCGATCTGCTCACTCAGAAGCTGGATGCCATCGCCGAGCGCGTGGCCGGTTATGACCTTGCGCCTGGGAGCGACATTGGCAGCGCAGGCATCTGGATTCAGGGCGAAGACTGGATGGAAAAGGTCGGGTCTATCGATCCGAAGCTCCTGGCGGATCCCTTCGCGGGGATCCCCGCAGCGGTTGAAGCTGCCGCTATTTCCGACAAGCTGGACCAGCAGGACGCGGCGAAGATCTCCCACGGGATGGATGAGGACCTCGCGGCGGCCGTGGCGGAGGACATGGGATGAGCGTCTCCCCTGCTCCGCACTTCCCTGCCGTCATGGATTACGCCAGGAAGACGGCGAAGGACCCGAACGTGGAAGAGATGCAGCAGCTGGGCGCGCGGCGCTTCCTGAATGACCTGGACTCCAACAAGTGGGACTTCCGGCCGGCGCTGCCGGAGTTTGTGATCCAGATCATCACGGGGCTCTTCAGCTTCAGCCAGGGCGAACGCATGGACGGCACGCCCCTGCGCGGCGAGCCGATGGAACTGATGCCGTGGCACCTGTTCTGCATTTACAACGTCTGCGGCTTCTACCTCAAGCGGTCGCAGATCCGGCGCTTTACCGAGGCGGACTGGTTCGCCCCGCGAAAAACGGTCAAGACCACCGCCGGCGAGGGCCTGCAGACTTCCCTCGCCCTCTGGTACCGGAAGTCCGGCGCCAAGGCCAAGACCGTCGCAGGATCCCTGAAGCAGGGCATGGAGGGCTTCAACTGGCTGACGTACAACTTCAAGCGCCTCGGCCTGGTGGCGGACGGGAACCCGCGGAACGTGCCCCTGCAGATGCTCGACAGCAGCCTCGGGCACCGGATCTCCGGTGAGATCTGGGACGGGTTCATCGACCTGGAGACGCTGGCCTTCAAGCCGGAGCTCTTCGACTCGTTCAATGCCCAGTTCATCCACCTGGATGAGCTGGAGCTCTACAAGAACGACATCCCCTACACCAGACTGCGCGACTCCATGAAGGCCTTTACGAACAAGCTCATCCTCTGCACCTTCACCGCCGGCGACGACGGCCTGGGCTTTGCGGCCCAGAAACGGGACTACATGGAGAAGATCCTCCGCGGTACCGTCACCGGCGTGGACGCCGACCGGACGCACGTCTTCCTGGCGCAGGCGCCGGAAGAGCCGGACGGCAGCATCGACTTCATGAACCCGGCGGTCCACCGGGCGGCGAACCCGGCCTACAACATCACGATCCGTCCGGAGGACATGATCGCCGCAGCGGAGCAGGCCAACGCACAGCCGAGGCTTCGGAAGGAGTTCCTCACCCGGTCCCTCAACCGGTTCGTGTCTTCCTTCAAGGCCTGGTTTGACGTGGAAGAGTTCCGCCGGTCCGACCGGCGCTACAACTGGAGCCAGGAAGAGCTGACGAAGCTGGTGCCCGCCTGGTTCGGCGGGGCGGACCTCTCGAAGCTGCACGACCTGACGGCCGCCTGCCTCGCGGGAGAGATCCCGGCGGCGAAAGCCGCGACAAAGGACTGGACCCCGCCGGAGGACGTGCTGGTGCTGGTGCCGCACTGCTGGTTTCCGATCACGGCGGCCACGGAGAAGGCCGACCAGGATCAGATCCCCCTCTTCGGATGGCAGGAAGACGGATGGCTGGACATGCCGAACACCCCCAGCATGGACCCGTCGGAGCCGGTGAAGCAGTTTCAGGCCTGGAAGCGCTTCGGGTACCGGATCCGCGAGACCGGCCAGGACAAAAAGTTCGCCCGGCCCTTCATCACGGCCATGCGGAAGGCCGGCTTCCGGGTCAAGGATCAGCCCCAGCTCTACATGCAGAAGAGCGAGGGCTTCCGCTATATCGAGCACAAGGCCAAGATCGGCTGCCTCTACTATCTCCACGCGGAGCCCTTCGAGTACTGCGTCAGCAATGTGAAGGCTGTGGAAAAAACCGACGACGCGGTCCAGTACGAGAAGATCGCGGAGCGTGAGCGCATCGATGTGTTTGACGCCGCGGTCTTTGCGACGGTGAGACTGCTGATCAGCACCGACCGCAGCAGCGCCGGCGCCGGATGGTTTGAGAACGAAGACGGGACGCCCCGGGAGGGCGAGACGACCGGCGGCGGACGCCGCCCAGGATGGAGGTCATAAATGAGAGTACAAGTGAGAGAAAGACGGACCCCCCAGGCGAGGGACAGACCCCGCAGCAGCGCCGGCACGGGACGGCAGATGACCGGGATCCGCGCAAAAGCAGACGGCAGCACAACGGCGCTGCAGGCTTCCGGATCCTCCGGCGGTGCGATGCTCTGGCTGACGGACCCGAAAGGCTTCGACAGTCTGGCCTGCGATGGGTATGTGAGACTGGCCGACTCCCCCGAGATCTCCGCAGCGGTCAACACGATCGCGCGGCTGGTGGGATCCATGACGATCCACCTCCGGAGGGCAAACGACCACGGCGATGAGCGCGTGACCAACGACCTCAGCCGCGTGGTGGACATCACCCCGAACCGGTACCTGACCCGGTCGGCGCTCATCCAGTGGATCGTCCGGACGCTTTACCTGGACGGCCGCGGAAACTGCATCGTGCTCCCGATTACGGAGCGCGGACGCCTTCGGGAACTGATGCCGATCCCGTCGGCATACACGGCGCTCTATGCGACCTCTCTCTACGACTATCGCGTGGAGATCGCCGGCCGGGAGTACCTTCCGGAGAACCTGCTGCACTTTGCCATCAATCCGGGCAGCTTCTACCCCTGGCGGGGCGAAGGCTTCACCGTGACGCTCTCCACCGTGGCCAACAGCCTGAAGCAGGCGGCAGCCACAGAGACCGGCTTCCTGCAGAGTAAGTGGAAGCCGTCGATCATCGTCAAGGTCGACGCCCTGGCGGATGAGTTCTCCACCAAGGCCGGCCGGAAGAAACTCCTGGAGGAATACGTCGAAGGCAGCGAAGCCGGGGAGCCCTGGCTCATTCCGGCGGAGAGCTTCGACGTGCAGAGCATCAAGCCCCTCACCCTCTCCGATCTGGCCCTGAAGGACTTTGTGGAACTGGACAAGAAAACCGTGGCCACAATCCTGGGGATCCCGGCGTTCATCCTGGGCGTCGGCGAGTTTAAACGGGACGAGTGGAACAACTTCATCAGCTCCACGATCATGCCGCTGGCCCAGATCATCGAACAGGAACTGACGAAGAAGCTGCTCACCGATCCGGACCTGTTCTTCCGGTTCAACAACCGGAGCCTGCTGAACTACAGTATGGACGAGCTGATCAAAGCCGGCGCGGAGATGGTCGACCGCATGGCCATGCGCCGGAATGAGTGGCGCGACTGGATGGGCCTCGAATACGATCCGGAGATGGATGAGCTGCTGGCCCTGGAGAATTACATCCCGGCCGACCGGCTGGGCGATCAATCAAAACTCACCGGAGGTGAGACATGAGCAAATTTGTAGACTTAACACCACCGAAGGCCGTCAACATCAAGCGCAGCGCGTATGCCCTGGCCAGCGAGGACGGGAACAGCGCGACGCTCACGATGTACGGCGACATCTATGAGACCCGGCCGATCGACTGGTGGACCGGTGATCCGGTCGAGGGCGACTTCATCCTGCTGGATGAGTTTCTCCGGGACCTGGATGAGATCCAGCGCTGCCGGAGTCTCACGATCCGGATGAACAGCTACGGCGGCGACGCAAACGTCGCAAACGTCATCCACAACCGCCTGCGGGACCTGAGCCGCGGCGGGATGGCGCTCACCTGCATCGTGGACGGCGTGGCCATGAGCGGCGGCAGCCTGATCATGTGCGCGTGCGACCGGGTGGAGGTCAATCCTTCCAGCCTGATCATGATCCACAACTGCTGGGGCTACCTCTGGGGCGGCTACAATGCCGGACAGCTCCGGGAGCTGGCGGAGCAGTACGACGCATGGGATAAGATGCAGGCGAGTATCTACGCCAGGAAGACCGGCCTGCCGGAGGCGGAGATTCTCGGCATGATGAGCGAGACCACCTACATGACCGGCACCGAGGCCGCGGCCAAGGGCTTCGCCGATGAGGTCATCGACGACGCGGATCCTCTGGCCATCGCCGCGAGCCAGGACGGCCGCGCGCTCTACATCGGAAACCGCACGGTGCATCTGGCGCCGGGCATGACGGCTCCGGAGAGTCTCCAGAAAACGGAGGCGCCGGAAGTATGGCGCGAGCGGATGCTCGCGAGACTGAGCCATAAGGAGGAATAACCATGGCACTGAGAGCTCTGGTCCTGCAGAACAGGATCAACACACTGCACGCCAGCCTGCAGGAGCTGCAGGCAAAGGACGCGGACTTCACCGCCCGCGAAGAGAGCCTGACGGCCGACATTATGGCCGCGCAGACCGAGGAAGAGCGCCAGGCCGTGGACGCGGCCGTGGGCGCCTATGACACCGAGCTTGCCGCGCATGAGAGCGCGAAAGCCGCAATCACCGCCGACATCCAGGCCGCCGAGACGGAACTGGCCTCGATCGAAGCGAAGCAGACCCCGCCCGCCCCGGCCGCAGCTGCGCCGGCAGCGGAGCACAACAATGAAAGGATTGATACCGTTATGATCCCTCAGACCTCTGTCCAGATCCGCCACCTCCCCCTCACCCAGCGCGCGTTTGATGCGCTGCCGATGGCCCAGCGGAACGAAATCGTCGCCCGGGAAGACGTGCAGACCTTCTTCGCGAAGCTGCGCAACATGAAGGGCGCCAACACTGCCCTGCAGGGCGGCGAGCTCACGATCCCGGTGATCTTCCTGGATCTCATCGCCGAGAACATGTACCGGTACAGCAAGCTGCTCAACCGCGTCCGGATCCGCGACGTCGGCGGCGAAGCCCGCCAGACCATCGCCGGCACGGTTCCCGAGGCCGTCTGGACCGAGATGTGCGGCGTGATCAATGAGCTGACCTTCAAGTTTAATCAGGTCACGCTGGACGGCTGGAAGCTCGCCGGCTTTATCCCGGTGTGCAACAGCCTCCTGGAAGACAGCGACCTCGCCCTCGCCAGTTGGATCGTCGAGATGCTTTCCGAGGCCCTCGGCCTTGCCATGGACAAGGCGATCCTCTATGGCAAAGGCTCCGCCAGCAAAATGCCTCTCGGCATCGTGACCCGCCTGGCGCAGACTTCCAAGCCGGAAGGCTATCCGGACGCCGCCCCCGAGTGGGTCGACCTGCACACCAGCAACATCAAGACCATCGCGTCCGATGCCACCGGCACCGCTTTCTGGGCAGCCCTGCAGCGCGCTGTTATCCCGGCCTATAACCGTTACGCCCGCGGCGAGATGTTCTGGGCCATGAACAGCAAGACCTACGGCGAGCTGAAAGCCCGCGCCATCGCAACCAACCTCTCCGGCGAGTTCGTCGCCATGATCGGCGGCAGCCTGCCGATCGTCTCCGGTGCCATCGACATCCTGGAGTTCATGCCGGACAACGACATCGTCGGCGGCTTCGGCGATCTGTACCTGACGGTCATCCGCCGCGGCATGAGCATCGAGCAGAGCCGTGAGGTCCAGTTCATCCAGGACAACACCGTATTCAAAGGCAAAATGCGCGCCGACGGCATTCCTGTCATCGCTGGAGCGTTCGTGGCGATCAACATCGCGGGCAGCACTCCGGTGACCTCCATGCAGTTCGCCGCTGACACGGCCAACACCGTCGCAGGCGTCATCCTCCCGGCCACCGCTTCCGTCGCTGCCGGCGCCTCCATTAAGCTCCCGGCGACCCTCCTGCCCTTCGGCGTGAAGGGTGAAATCACCTGGACCAGTGGCACCACCGCCAAGGCCACTGTCGACGCTGACGGCGTCGTCACCGGCGTCGCGGCCGGCACCAGCGTGATCACCGCCGCCGCAGCCGGTCAGAGCGCCACCTGCACGGTCACTGTGACCTCGGGGGAATAAGCCCGGCGGCTGGTAAGCTCAGCTCGCCCTCCCCTCTCCGGACCATGAACGCTGCGGCCGTCACGACCGCCGCAGCGGAGCCGGAGGGGGCCGCGCAGTCTGACACGGACGCCGGCAGCCAGAACGCCGAGGGCGTCCCGGATCTCACCGGGATGACCAAGGCGCAGCTGCTGGCCATGGCGGCGGAACTCGGCATCGAGGGCGTCAGCAGCCGGAACACCAAAGCTGAGATCGTCGCGGCCATCGAGGCCGCGGAACGCTAAACGGAAGGAGGCGCGGACATGGACATGGAACAGCTGCTCAGCGGCCTGAAGGTCGACCTGGGCATCCGGGCCGAAGCCTATGACGGACGCCTTCGCGACCGCCTCCAGGAAGCTCAGGAACGCCTCACGGCGGAGGGCATCACGCTGGAGGACACGACGGCGGACCGGGACCTGGTGATCATGTACGCCGCCTGGCTCTGGCGCAACCGGATCGACGGCGCGCCGATGCCGCGGATGCTGGTCATCGCCCGGAATAACCGCCTGTTCGGCCAGAAAGCGAGGGCTGACGCGTGAACAGCATCCTGCACACGCCGTGGTCGGATGAGATCACGCTCATCTGGGTGGAGGAGCCGCAGGCGGCCTCCGGCTTCAGCGGCGCGATCGAGCACCGCAGCGAGCCGCCTCTCATGTGCGACTGGGAGGAAGGGGTCAGCCAGTCGGAATTCTACCGGTCCATGAAGGCCGGCGTGCAGGCCAGCGCACAGGCGGAGGTCAACACGGTGGACTACCTGGACTTCTGGCCGGCCGGGTACAGCGGGTACCGCCTGGCGGAATTTAACGGGCGGCGGTACCGGATCGTCCGGAGCTTCGCCCAGACCTTCGATTCTCTCACGCTGATCCTCACGGAGGTGATCCGATGAGCGAGACGACCCTGCAGGAGGCCTGCGTGGCCGAAGCGATCCAGGCGGCCCTCTCTCCCCTCTTCCCCGGCGCGGTCTTCCCGCACATGTACAAGGGCCCTCTTACCGAGTACATCGTCTGGAACTACAACGTGGCGGGCGAGGTGTGGGCGGAAGGCGTGCCACAGGCCGCGCGTTACCTCGTCCAGGTGCATTTATACTACCCGCACGGGAAAGACCCCAGAGAGGCCATTCTGGCGATCGAGCGGGCTCTCTTTGATCAGGACTTCACCTGGCCGATCCCGACGGACGCCACGGACTCGGACGGCCAGCACTGGGTCCTCGAGTGCGAATACACGGACGGGGGCGCGTTCTATGGCTTCGCTTGAGCTCTACGGCTTCGAGGAGCTGGCCGAGGCCTATCTCCGGATCCAGGAGATCCCCTGGCCGGTGATGGAGGAATCCCTCGACAAAATGGCCGCGGCCGGCCTGGACGCGATCAAATCCCAGGGCGAGAGCATGAACGTCCGGGATCCGGAGAGCGATGTCCACATCCTGGACACGCTCAAGCGCCGGAAGGCGAAGAAGACCGACTCCGGCGGCTATGAGGATGTGAACTTCTCCGGCTCCCGTACGCGGAACGGAGCGAGAACCCGGAACGCCGTGATCGCCTTTGAAAACGAATACGGAAACAGAAGACAGCCCGCCCGGCCTTTCGTCGACCTCGGCCTCAACCGGCAGGAAGATGAGATCATGGAGGGCGCGGACTCCATCCTGGACTGGGTGGAAGAAGAATTTAATCGAGATTGAAGGAGGAAGCACCATGCCTCAGTTTGGACTTCGCGGCATGAAAATCGCAAAATATGCCGTAAACAACGGCGCCGTCGCCTATTCGGATCTGCAGTCCGTGGGCGCCGCCATGCAGGCGAACATTGAGCTGCGCCGCGCAGAGGCCAGGCTCTACGCCGACGACGGACTCGCGGAGTACATGACCTCCGCCACCGGCGGCACGATCAGCCTCGGCGTGAAGTACATCCCGGACGCAGCGCAGAAGCTCCTGTTCGGCCTGACCGATCAGACGCGCAGCGTAACCCCGCAGGGCGGAAGCGCGACAGAGGTCCAGGGCCTCGGCGTCAGCGCAAAGAGCGAGGGCAACTACGTCGGCGTCGCCTTCTACTGCCCTGCCCTGAAGGACAGCGCAAAGAAGTTCTGGTGCTGCAGGATCGTGAAGGCCATGTTCGGTCCGCCCAGCCTGAGCCTGCAGACCAAGGGCGAGAACATCGTCTTCAACACCCCGACCACAACCGGCGAGATGCTCATGAGCGACGCCGAGGACAGCCTGCTTTATGAGTCCGCTTATGTGGACAGCGAAGCGGTCGCCAAGGCCTGGGTCGACGCGTCTCTGACCACCGCATGAGCCTGAAACTGGAAGAAATCCCCTACGAGTTTGAGGGGAAGACCTACATGCTGCGGTGCAACATGGCCGTGCTGGAAGAGATCCAGGAAGCCCACGGCGGAGATCTGGGCGCGGCCCTGGATCCGAAGAAGGCGGTCAAGAGCGCGGTGGAGTTCCTCACCGCGATGATCAACGACTACGCCGACGATCAGGGCTGGCCGGAGCGCTTCACCCGGAAACAGGTGGCGCGGCGGATCTCCTTCGGCGAGCTGGCCACCGGCCTGACCCCCCAGATCATGGGCATGGTCATCCGGTCGATGGCCGTGCCGGGCACGGCCGCGGCGGCACCGGATCCGGACGCAGCGCCGGAAGCACCGGACGAAACACCGCCCGAGAACTCGGGAAACTGACCGACCGGGCAGGCCGATCCGACGGGATCGACTTCGCCCGGTTTCTCTCTATCTGGCTTTTCGACTGCCACGAACCGGAGGAAGTCTTCTGGCGGACGATGAATCCGTCGCGGCTCGTCCGGCTGTATAACGCCAGATTTCCGAACGGCGTGCCCAACGGTGTCCGCAGCGGACACCTCAGCGGGTACCCGGCGCAGGCCGCAGCCCCTCCGGGCGGGACCCGGTATGCGGAACCGTCCCCCCGGCCGCACGATCAGGCAGCGCGCAGCCC